ATTTTAACTATGATTAAGTTATGGAGAATATGGAAGTACGCATTAGGTTCTTTCTCTGACGAAAGAACTAAAAGATATGACAATCATGTTGTATTTGTACGATCTTTCATCTTTTTAACTTATCTTATTACTAACTGTTTTATTATTAGCGGAGTTATCCGTCATTGGAATGATCTATGAGTGATTTTATATGGGTTGAAAAATACAGACCCAAAACAATTGATGAATGTATTCTACCAGAGAATATTAAGAAAACCTTTAGAGACTTTCTAAATACAGGTGAAATACCGAATATGTTACTTGCTGGCCCACCTGGTGTCGGCAAAACTACGGTAGCAAAAGCACTCTGTAACGAACTGGGGGTAGACTATTATGTCATTAATGGGTCAGACGAAGGCAGGTTCCTTGATACCGTCCGTAATAATGCGAAAAACTTTGCATCGACGGTCAGTCTTGCGTCAGAAGCAAAGCACAAAGTTATTATCATCGACGAAGCGGATAACACGGGTAACGACGTTCAACTCCTCCTCAGGGCGTTTATTGAAGAATTCGCAAGTAACTGTAGATTCATCTTTACCTGTAATTACAAAAATAAGATCCTCGCACCGTTACACTCAAGGTGTGCTGTGGTCGAATTCAGTGTCAAGGGTAAAGAGAAGCAGACAATTGCTGCTGAGTTCTTCAAAAGACTCAACTTCATCTTGGATAAGGAACAGATTGAGTATGATAAGAAAGTTCTTGTTCAGCTCATTAATAAACATTTTCCTGATTGGAGACGAATTCTTAATGAGTGTCAGCGGTACTCGGTCGGGGGCAAAATTGATTCGGGAATACTTGCAACTTTCACGGACATTGCTGTAAATGACCTTATTAAGAACCTTAAGGAAAAGAACTTTCCTGAAGTACGTAAGTGGATCAACAGTAATATGGACAATGATACTACTGTACTACTGCGTCGTATCTACGATGTTCTTTATGATACCTTGGTCCCTAACACTATTCCTGCCGCCGTTCTTGTTATTGCTAAGTATCAGTATCAGGCAGCGTTCGTCGCAGATCAGGAAATAAATATGCTTGCCTGTTTAACGGAAATTATGATAGAATGTGAATTTAAATGAAAAAAGTTTTGGACTTGGTTAAGAAATGGATGAATCTTAATCATCCTAGACCTTGGGAAAAGGATCCTCCAAACTGGGAAGATAACGCACCCTCTGAATATGAACCACATGATGAAAATGACTAAATTAAAAAAGAAACAAAGACACCAAGTTAAATCCAGATGGTATTATATCTTCTGGGGTGCTGCTACGGTATCTGTATTTGCTGGACAACTTTATGTTGGATCTGGATATCGTAGGATGTCGAAAACTCTTGAAAGTATTTTAGAAGCACCTATAATAATAGAACAAAGACAGAGAAGATCTGGATTACATAATCCAATGTTGATTCCTGACTGGGATGACTTTGATGGACTTATGCATCCTACAGATCCTCCAATTGAAATATGAACTCATATAAGTCTCTGAAGACACCTTTAAGGTATCCTGGTGGAAAGTCAAGGGCTTGTAAAAAGATGGATCCATACTTTCCTGATTTGCGAAACTATGTTGAGTTTCGTGAACCTTTCCTTGGTGGTGGAAGTGTAGCACTACATATTAGTAAGCAGTATCCTCATTTAAAGATTACTGTCAATGATCTTTATGAACCTCTTGTAAACTTCTGGCAGAATTTACAGATGTTTGGGGTAGAATTAAAGGATCAATTATTAGAATTAAAATCTACACATAATGAACCAGTTTCAGCAAGAGAACTTTTCAATAGTTCTAAAGAAAGCATTAATAGCAGGGATTGTTCACCCATTGACCGTGCTGTGGCTTTTTATATTGTTAACAAGTGTTCCTTTAGTGGTCTTACAGAAAGCTCTAGTTTTTCATCTCAAGCTTCCAATAGCAATTTTTCAATACGGGGGATTGAGAAATTACCTGGATACTCTGAAATAATTTCTAATTGGAATATAAATGGATATTCATATGAGTATCTTATGGAACATGATATGCATGATGGGATATTCATGTATCTAGATCCTCCTTATGATATTAAAGATAATCTTTATGGACGTAAGGGATCCATGCATAAAGGATTTGATCATGATAAGTTTGCTAAAGATTGTGATAAGTATAGTATTCCAATGATGGTTAGTTATAATTCAGATCAACTTGTTAAGGATAGATTCAAAGGTTGGAATGCTGCTGAATTTGATTTAACTTATACTATGAGATCTGTTGGTGAATATATGAGAGATCAGAAGGGTAGAAAAGAATTACTATTAATGAATTACGACATAGAACAATGACCGTATCAGATTTCGCATTACAGTTAAAAACAGAGACTAAAAAGTCTCATACCGCAGCAGAGAATACCAAGTTTATTGGATCATTCTTACGTGGTGTTGTAAGTGAGGAAAGTTATAAGCAATTAGTTGCTAACTTTTATTTCATTTACCGTGCTATGGAGGAAGAAGTAGATAAATTAAGTGAACATCCTATAGTTGGTAAAGTCCATTCTAAACTTCTTAATCGAACAGAACCTTTATCAAGGGATCTTCGATATTATTATGGTCCCAATTGGAGAGCACTTATTGCCCCTTCTGAGGCATGTCAACGTTATGTAAATCGTATTAGGGAGGTAGCAGAGGATGACGCAGAATTATTGGTTGGTCACCATTACACCAGATACTTGGGTGATCTTTCCGGTGGCCAAATACTTAAAGGTATTGCAGAGAAAGCCATGGATTTGAAAGAAGGTGAAGGATTACATTTCTATGAGTTTGAAGGAATTACTGATAAGAAAGGATTTAAAACATCTTACAGAACTGCTTTAGATACATTACCTATCAATCAATCACAAGCTAATGCTATAATTAATGAGGCAAACTATGCTTTCCGTTTAAACATGTATATGTTTGACGAATTACAGGGGAATGGTTTTATGTCATTCTTTAAAGTTATTCTTGGTATTATTAAAGGTAAACTGACTTGATATGGAATTAAAGGATTGGTTAAATTCTATTAATTCGACAAAGAAGAATCTGATTGATGAGGATCCTTCTGTTGAAAAAGAGTATCCTGCTTATGTTATTAATAGGTGTTTGTCAGGACATCTTGACTGTATCATGTCTGTAAATGAAATGAACAAGTATCATTTCTTACCAAAGAAATTTCAATATGACTTTTTTATAAATATCTTGAGATCTAAGAAGAGATTCTCTCCTTGGCTCCGTAAAGATGAAATCAAAGACCTTGACTTGGTGAAACGTTATTATGGATATAGTAACGAAAAGGCGAAACAAGCTCTACGAATTCTCACAAAAGAACAACTTAATTTTATAAAATCGAAATTTGAAATTGGAGGAAGACAATGAGCGTCGTTCAAGAATCTGAGGTGAGGTGGTCGCCCGATCAAATGGTCGAAGTAACCTTGGGTGAACCAGATGATTTTCTTAAGGTTAGAGAAACATTAACTAGAATTGGTGTAGCATCAAGAAAGGAAAAGAAGATATATCAATCTTGCCACATTCTTCATAAGCAAGGTAGATACTATCTCGTACACTTTAAAGAATTATTTGCGTTAGATGGAAAACACGCTAACCTTACTTCTAACGACGTTCAGCGTCGGAATCGTATTGCTCAACTTATTGCTGATTGGGGATTGGTTAGTATCGTAGATGTAAATAAAATTCAAGACATTGCTCCTTTGAACCAAATTAAGGTTCTGGCATATAAGGATAAAAATGATTGGATTTTAGAAACCAAGTATAACATCGGATCTAAAAAGAAAAAGACTGAAGAATAATTGAAAAAATTTATTTTTGATATTGACGGAACCTTAACTCCTAGTAGAGGTAAAATTGATCCAGAGTTCTTGCAAGAGATGTTATATTTTGCTGGAACTAATGACGTTTATCTTGTCACTGGTAGTGATCGTGAGAAGACCCTAGAGCAGGTGGGATTGGATTTATATAATTCTTGTAAGAGAGTTTATAACTGTTCTGGTAGTGATGTGTATGAGGGAGATAAGAATGTTTATACATCTCAATGGGAGTTACCTTGGGAAGTAGAAAGATTCTTATATGATGAATTAGATTATAGTTCATTTCCTCTTCGTAATGGGAATCATATTGAGAGGAGACCTGGTGGAGTTAATTTTAGTATTTTAGGTAGAGACAAAGATCCTTTTCTTGGTAGGTTAGAATATGTTAGTTGGGATAAAGATACTAATGAAAGATCAGATATAGCAGATAGGATTAGAAGTAATTTCCCTGGTTTGTCTGTGGCTCTTGGAGGACAGACTGGTCTTGATATTGGACCTTATGGTAGTGATAAGAGTCAGATATTAAGAGATTTTAGTGAGGATAATGAACTATATTTCTTTGGTGATAGAATGGAATCTGGTGGAAATGACCATTCATTAGGGGAAGCAGTAAAGAACAGGGGTGGTTTTACGTACAAGGTTGATACTTGGACAGACACTCGTGATGTTATAATTAGTTATGTCGCCGAAAGGGACATCAAAACATAAACTCGCTTAATAAGGAGCTACTATCATGGGTAACCTAGCAAGGTATACTTCTGCTGATCTTCCACAGTTGATGGAGAGGATCACCAAGAACAGTATAGGATTAGATAATTTTTTCGATACATTCTTTGATCAGGATGTAACAACGAATTATCCACCATACAATTTAATTCATGTAAACAATGTTGAGTCCAGACTAGAAATTGCACTAGCAGGATTTAAAAAGAAAGAAGTAAAGGTTTACACTGAATATGGTAAATTGTTCGTAACAGCAAATAAAGAAGATAAAGAGTCCAGTACTGAATACGTACATAAAGGACTAGCACAGAGATCTTTTGAGAGAGCATGGACTCTTTCTGAAGACGTTGAAATAAAGGATGTTACTTTTGAAGATGGACTTCTTACTGCCACAT